CCATCTTCTTCATGTATTGCCTTTAACCTCTGTAAAAGAAACAACTGATATATCTAATTTGAAATATTTTCAACTTCCAATTGGCGACGAAGTATTTCAGTTATTAATAAATAAGGCTAATCGAAAAATCATAGAATTAACTGAATTGTATGATCGTTTTTCAAAAAAAGATGATGAATTGCACAAACGAGTTGAAATGGTTGAGTCGTTAATCGAAGATAATAAAAAAGCTTTTGAAACACTCAAAAACTCACCGGATTTTGATAGAAACGATTATTCTATTGAGCAAATACTAACTATCAATAAAAATATAGACTTCGCAAGTGAACAGGCGGATAAAATACGACAGGAAGCAAAAGAAAATGCAATCTTACTTGCAGAACTTAAGGATAAACTGGAGTATGCTAATAAATTTATCCTAAAAACACAAAATATGAATAAAGATAGCATCGTTCTATTGAATCAGGTTACAACAATTAGTAAAATGAGACTCCGTGATCCCAAAAATAATAATTCAATTTTGAATGGTATTGTACTTTCCGATGATACTATGGACAAAATAGATGAGGCACTGAAAAATATTTTTTAAAATTCGAGTATTTTTATTGACTTTTCTTAAAATTAGGGTTAGAATAGAATCATAAGGTCGCTTGACGACAAAATATATGATACTGTCCCAAGAGGACAATTCTAGCCCTGCTCTTATGAGTAGGGCTTTTAGTTTATTAAAAATCCCCACACTCTCCGACGGCCATCTTTGAGTGTGAGGTTTCAACCTTCCATGTGACAAGCAATGGAAAAGATGATAAAAAAATACAACTATAGTTTATCATAAATTCTACACCTTTTCAACTATGCGGGCAAGCAATCGAAAAGAAAGGACATTTTATGATAAAAAAATACATTACAAAAAAAGGAGAGACTAGATATCTCTTTCAAACATACCTGGGCATAGACCCTGCAACTGGAAAAGAAAAACGCACAACACGCCGTGGTTTTAAAACCATCAAAGAGGCCAAGGCAGTCGAACGTGATCTTCTCTTAGATGTTGAAGAAAATGGTTTTTCAAACAATGAGGATTTCCAGAACCCTACTTTCGCTGAAGTCGCTGAGTTATGGCTTGATAGCTTTAAAAGTACTGTAAAACCAACAACATATCAGAACGTTAAGAAAAAACTTAATGTTATGATTGACTCATATTTCACAGATATGAAGATTAAGCAGATCAGTGTCGCTTATTGTCAGAAGGTTGCTATAAAGTTAAGTAATCGCTATGTCCTCTATTCCAATTACTACTCTGTTATTAGCCGTATTTTCAAGTATGCCACTTCTCTTGATATCATTAAGTCAAATCCCTTAGATAAGATTATCAAGCCTAAAAATAAACCCTTAAAGGGCAAAGAAAACTACTATACAAAACAGGAACTAACGGAGTTCCTTAAAGTTTCCAAAGCAAATTTTAAGCCTGTAGACTACACTTTTTTTCACTTACTCGCTTTTTCTGGCTTGAGAACTGGAGAAGCTATCGGCCTCATGTGGTCAGATGTTGACTTTGAAAATAAACGTTTAAGCATTTCTCGCACGGCTGTCGTGATTGGCAAAAAACAAACTGTTCAGGATCCTAAAACCAAAAGAAGTAAGAGAGTTATCACCTTAGATGATGAAACTCTGAATGTTTTGAAACTCTGGAAACGACAGCAAATAAAAGAATATTTCCAAGCTGGTGTGCCTTACAAACATGATTCAAATTATATTTTTACGAACGACATAGGGGGATGGCTTTTAGCCGCAACTATGAAAGTGAAGCTTAGCAGATTCTTTTGTAAACACAAAGAACTTAAAAAAATTTCGCCTCATGGATTTAGACACACACATGCTTCTCTCCTATTTGAAGCTGGTGTTACAGCGAAAATCATTTCAGATAGACTCGGTCACAATAATGTTCAAATCACCCTTGATATGTATACCCACATCAATGATAATCAACGTGTTGAAGTCGTTGACCAGCTCATGGATTTCATCCGCTCCAGCTAAAAGTAAAGTCGTATTCAATCTCGTATTCACTTTTGCTTAACACGCTAGAAGTCCACTGGTTTCAAAGGATTAGCAAGCTGTGTTCTATTTATGGTATAATGAAAGAATGAAGTACCCAAAAATTAATTTAAAAGAAGTTCGCGAGCAGGCTAGACAATTTCAAGCCGAGCACCCTCGCTTGCTACTTGTCTTTTTATTACCAAGTATTCTCTTGATTCTATCGAGCTTTATCAGACCTTTATCCCTACTTGATGAAGGCATTCTTGAACAGTCCTTCTTGAGTTTTCTAGGGATCACAATCCAGTCTGCTCTCTTTCCGATAGCCGTTGGATTTACAAGTTCCATCATCCTAGCTGGTGCTCTCTTTACCACGATTAATCTTTACAGAATTTCTGAGATAGAGCTTTCCTTTAAAGATAGCCTGTCCTTGCTTGACAACCGCTTCTTTACCCAGACATTTCTAACTCTCTTGCTCAAGCGTTTCTATCTCTTTTTATGGAGCATCCCTAATCTTTTTGGAGTCTACTTGCTCTTTTATAGCAGTGCCATGGCTCGTAAATTTGTGGAACTTCATCCTGAATTTCCATCTGTCGACGTCACCAATCCAGATATCGAACACTTCCTACTTACTTTCGCTCTCTATTTCTTTGGTAGCGTCCTAGTAATGATTTTGGGAACCATTATCTATCTGCCACAATATTATGCCTATTCCCAAGTTGAACTACTTTTATGTGACACCCTTGCAATCGGAATTGCCAAACCGAGCCGCGTGCTGCATACCAGCCGCTTTCTCATGAAAGGCTATAAGTTCCAACGCTTTGTCCTTGATTTACAGCTACTTCCTTGGTATATCCTTATCTGGATTAGCTTTGGAATCGCAAGTATCTCTATCTTCCCTTATATCTATAGTAGCCAAATCTTCTTCTATCAAAGACTACTTGAAATTAAGCGGAGAAAAGTTTAAGATCAGTTATTAAAAACCAGCACCTTCATAGAAAGTGCTGGTTGTTTTTATTTTAATAAGAGGATACTCAAAAGTGTTAAGATTGCTGGGCTACCTTGCTT